GCCCAGCCCGACAGCGGACGCCTTCAGCGACGCCTCAAGAGTCTCAATGGCCTCCGACCCGCGCAGACCCGCAGAGGTGATGAAGAACAGCGCTTCAGCAGCCTCATTCGATGACTTGCCGAACTGCGGGCCAAGACGAGACGCGGCCTCTTCCAGCTCTGCAATGTCCTCAGCCGCAACACCGACCAGACCCTGAATCTTCGCAAACGAAGTCTCAAACTCCGCAGCAGACTTTCCAGCAACAAAGCCGATAGCAGCGAGCGGCGCGGTCACATTCCGGCTCAGCCTGCGGCCCACATCCGACATGGAACGGCCCGCAACCTGCATCATGCCGCCCATAGCCTGAAGACGCTGCCCCGTCGTCTCAGCCTGCTTCCGCAGCGTGTTCAGGTCAGAAAAGGACTTCCGAATGTTCCGACCGTTATAGGTAACTCCGATGTTGATGTTGACGCTCATCGGATACCCCTCGCGTTCTGGTCAAGCCGCTCCTGAAAAAGCGCCTCAAAGGTTCGGATGGTATCCACCACCTGCGCGGGCACATCCGTCTGCGCTCGCGCCTTTTCCCAAGCACGCCAAATCAGCCGCTTCCCAGAACCATGACGCCGCTCAACATTCCGAACCATGTTCACATTCGACCTGCCCGAACCCATCAGCTCGTAGACAGCACCAGCAGGGTCGCGGTTCAGGATCGCATAGGCACCACGGAAGTTGTCACCCCGGCGCTTCGGCGTTCCCACACCCACGCGGATGCCCTGCTTGACCCGGCGGGAATCCCACTCAAGACGCCCATACTCCCACCGCTTCCCATGCGGAGAGTAGGAACGGCGGCTGCCCGGACGGGCGACAGATTGATTCCACCGGCTTGGCCTTCTACCCGTCAGCGGGACAGCTTCAGGGACAAGGCTCTTCGCATCAGAGACAATCGGCCCCAGAATGTCCTTACGGACGGTGCGATTCATCTCCTTCAGCAGGTCAGGAGCAAAAAGGCGCATCTGCCGTTTCGTCTCATCCAGACCATGAACCACCACGCCGGTCCTGTTACCAGCGGCGTAAGCGTCAGGGAACGGATTCTTAACCACGACGACGACCGGCCTTTTCCTGCTTCTTATTACGGTCGGTCAGCACCTTCAGCATCGCACGAAACACTTCAGGCGGCGCGTCAAGCAGGTCATTGGGAGCAATCCCCGTAGCAACAGACATCTGAGCTACGAGCATCGTCATCCCGTTCTTTATAAAGGGCTTTCACCCTCCACGACCTCAACAGCCTCAACGCCCTCAAGCCAGCCGTCAAAAGGCTTCACGACCGCGCCCGACGCCTGCTGCGCCTTCCACGCGAGCCAATACAGATGCTCCATGCGCTGATCATTCGTCAGCGCCTTCGGCATCCCAACCTTCCACTCACGCTCAAAGGCAACCTGCACCTTGGGGCCGACCACATATTCGTTTGTCTCACCGTTATGGGTGACGCGCAGGCTCAGGGCAATCATGCACCCGTCCCCTTCGCAACCTGACCGACGACGGGCCAAGTGACATCAGCGGTCGAAAGGTCGCCCACAGCGCCGTTGACGGCGGTCCACTCCGTGACCAGAACGGTGCCGCTGTAACGGGGAGCGGTGCCAGCAGCCGCGACAGCGGTGCCGTAAGGGGCAATCTCAAACGAAGCGGTCCCACCAACGAGCGGGCCGATGGTCGCCTCAACCTCGCTGGTCGCAAAGTCCTGATGGAAAGACAGCGACAGGCTGCTGTCCTCAAGACCCGCCACCCGCGTGACGCCACCATCACCGAAGGCCGTCGTGGTCACCTCATTAAAGTTCTGCGAAATCTCAACGCTTGCGATGTGGTCAGACAGGTCAACGCCGCCAAGAACCACACCGACATCAGTAAGGACGATGCGTGCCATTATTCCTGCTCCTCCGGCTCTTCAGCCAGCTCGTCTTCGGTCACCGGCTCCACCGGCTTCGCCTTTTTCTTTTGTGGATCGTCCGGCACCTGCACGGGCGGCGTCCGCTTGCTCTTCGTCACCGGCTCAAGATGACCGCCCTGAACCAGCGCCCCAATGTTACACCCTGCGAGGTCGTCCGCACTCAGAACGGTGCCAGCATCCCACGCAAGCCTGCTGCTCGTAACACGCCAACTCATGCGACAACCTCCACGGTGAACTGCGCTGCAAGATACAGCACATCGCCAATCGGAAGCGAAGAATAACTAGCCATCTCCGTAACCCGGCAAGTATTCGCCACGCCCCCAAGAGTCCGGTCAGATTCGATAGCAGCCTTCACCGACCCGGAGCCGGTCAGAAAAGCGTCAAGATTGTTCTGTGCTGCCCGGTCATCCGCACGGGAAACAATCAGAATGACCGTGAAATAGAAAGTGTCCGCACCCCGCCGTGCGTTCAGGTCGTAGGCAATCCGGTCAGGCATGACAATAGCGATAGGCGGGCGCGGATTGTCCGGCACCGTCGAAGAGGTCCGCAGACCCGAAATCGTCCCCATCGCCTCCGCAAGACCCGTCCGCAGCGCAGAAACAGAAGCCATCAGAGCTTCGCCCTGCGATACGGAGCCAGCAGCATCAGCACATCAGGATCACCCTTAAAGGAAACCCGCATGGCCCCCATGTCTCCGAAACCGGCGACGCCCAGCGGAGAGTCAAGACGGGTGAACAGGCGCGACGCCTGAAGGATGGTCGCCTCCCGCACAGCGTCAGGAACAGCAGGCCACCCGAAAGTGCCCTCAACGCGCACGGTGGCACGGCTGTAGGAAACGGGCCAATAGCCGTCTTCCTGTGGGCGCAGCCGGGTGTAGGGGTAATCGTTTCCGAAAGCGCGAGCGTTGACCGGCTCAGCCTGATAGTCAATCTCATTCAGGGTCGTCGCAAAGCTCCGGTCTAGATCCTCATCAATCTTGACGGAAACCACGCTCGTCAGGTCATCGATGAGCAGGGGTTCCATGCGCCCGGATGGGATGTAGTCGCGGCTGGTCGTCCCCGAAGCAACCTCAAAGTTTCGTCCGCAATAGCCGTCAATCCACCGGGACGCCGCATCAATGGCGGTCTCAAGCAGGCTGTCATCGATAGCGTCCGTGATACGCAGCGCAGACTTGACCTGAGCGAGCGTGCAGTAATCAGCCATTAGGAACCTCCGAACTCCGCAAGTCTACCGTTGCTGATGCCAAGTATGCCCCTCAAGGCCAAGCGTCACCCACGGGTTCAGCGAATGAACACCCACACCCTGTTTCCGCAGATAATTCGCGGTCTCCTCCATCACCCTGCCCCACAGCCGGTGATGCGAATGAGCTGCAATCGCATCCGGGTTCGCAGGCGGGTAATACCCTTCGCGGCGCTCCGCACCGTCAATCACGCCGCAATCGAAACCGACCAGCACCAAATGTGCCGCACCCAGCCAGACCGCCCAATGCATCGCAATCGTCGCAGACGACGGGCCAACAGCAAACTTGCCCCTCTGGGGCCAATGGGCAACAGGGTCAAAGTCGGAATAATGCTGCCTGATCGTCGGGACGAATACCACATCGTCGCCGGTCGGACGGCTGCCCTTATGCGCGTCCTGCGGCGGGACCGGCTCAACCTCCGGCAGAATCAGCCACCCCGGATGGTCAACACCCCAATGATTAGAACAGACATAGGCGTGTTCCGCTTTGCCCTTCCAAGCATGATTCGCAGCCACCACCGTCTTCCCATCGAAAAACGAGCGGTCAACGAAATCCAAAGTGCGACCAGACCCCACCACCCACACCGTCTCCCCAGCGTGCGCCCCCTCAAAATCCCAGAAACTCACCATGCCTGCGCCCTCCACCGGAACGGGTCAAACCCGCCATGCTCGCCCGACTCAAACAGCGCCTTGTTTGCAGCGTGCGACAGCTTGTTACGCACCCCGAAGTTTGCGCGTGGCGTGTTCAGCGTAGAAGCATTGTCATGCCCGACAGACGGCCCCAGCAGCACCTCCAACCCGGCCCGCTCCAACCTGCGCTCATATTCGGTGTCCTCAAAATAGGCCGGAAAGTAGCCCTCATCAAACAGACCGACCTTCGACACCACACCCATCCCGATAGTGAACGCACACCAATGAGGCCACGCAGAAGACAGCA